TACTGCTGGGGATTTTTATGCCCTTTGGGGCTGTAAAGGGAGGACAATCACATGAAAATAATCAATATTGGAATTCTTGCCCATGTAGACGCTGGAAAGACGACCTTGACGGAGAGCCTGCTATATGCCAGCGGAGCCATTTCAGAACCGGGGAGCGTCGAAAAAGGGACAACGAGGACGGACACCATGTTTTTGGAGCGGCAGCGTGGGATTACCATTCAAGCGGCAGTCACTTCCTTCCAGTGGCACAGATGTAAAGTTAACATTGTGGATACGCCCGGCCACATGGATTTTTTGGCGGAGGTGTACCGCTCTTTGGCTGTTTTAGATGGGGCCATCTTGGTGATCTCCGCTAAAGATGGCGTGCAGGCCCAGACCCGTATTCTGTTCCATGCCCTGCGGAAAATGAACATTCCCACCGTTATCTTTATCAACAAGATCGACCAGGCTGGCGTTGATTTGCAGAGCGTGGTTCAGTCTGTTCGGGATAAGCTCTCCGCCGATATTATCATCAAGCAGACGGTGTCGCTGTCCCCGGAAATAGTCCTGGAGGAAAATACCGACATAGAAGCATGGGATGCGGTCATCGAAAATAACGATGAATTATTGGAAAAGTATATCGCAGGAGAACCAATCAGCCGGGAAAAACTTGCGCGGGAGGAACAGCAGCGGGTTCAAGACGCCTCCCTGTTCCCAGTCTATCATGGCAGCGCCAAAAATGGCCTTGGCATTCAACCGTTGATGGATGCGGTGACAGGGCTGTTCCAACCGATTGGGGAACAGGGGGGCGCCGCCCTATGCGGCAGCGTTTTCAAGGTTGAGTACACCGATTGCGGCCAGCGGCGTGTCTATCTACGGTTATACAGCGGAACGCTGCGCCTGCGGGATACGGTGGCCCTGGCCGGGAGAGAAAAGCTGAAAATCACAGAGATGCGTATTCCATCCAAAGGGGAAATTGTTCGGACAGACACCGCTTATCAGGGTGAAATTGTTATCCTTCCCAGCGACAGCGTGAGGTTAAACGATGTATTAGGGGACCAAACCCGGCTCCCTCGTAAAAGGTGGCGCGAGGACCCCCTCCCCATGCTGCGGACGACGATTGCGCCGAAAACGGCAGCGCAAAGAGAACGGCTGCTGGACGCTCTTACGCAACTTGCGGATACTGACCCGCTTTTGCGTTGCGAAGTGGATTCCATCACCCATGAGATCATTCTTTCTTTTTTGGGCCGGGTGCAGTTGGAGGTTGTTTCCGCTTTGCTGTCGGAAAAATACAAGCTTGAAACAGTGGTAAAGGAACCCTCCGTCATTTATATGGAGCGGCCGCTCAAAGCAGCCAGCCACACCATCCATATCGAGGTGCCGCCCAACCCGTTTTGGGCATCCATAGGACTGTCTGTTACACCACTCTCGCTTGGCTCCGGTGTACAATACGAGAGCCGGGTTTCGCTGGGATACTTGAACCAGAGTTTTCAAAACGCTGTCAGGGATGGTATCCGTTACGGGCTGGAGCAGGGCTTGTTCGGCTGGAACGTAACGGACTGTAAGATTTGCTTTGAATACGGGCTTTATTACAGTCCGGTCAGCACGCCGGCGGACTTCCGCTCATTGGCCCCGATTGTATTGGAACAGGCATTGAAGGAATCGGGGACGCAGCTGCTGGAACCTTATCTCTCCTTCATCCTCTATGCGCCCCAGGAATACCTTTCCAGGGCTTATCATGATGCACCGAAATACTGTGCCACCATCGAAACGGCCCAGGTAAAAAAGGATGAAGTTGTCTTTACTGGCGAGATTCCCGCCCGCTGTATACAGGCATACCGTACTGATCTGGCCTTTTACACCAACGGGCGGAGCGTATGCCTTACAGAGCTGAAAGGATATCAGGCCGCTGTCGGTCAGCCGGTCATCCAGCCCCGCCGTCCAAACAGCCGCCTGGACAAGGTGCGCCATATGTTTCAGAAGGTAATGTAAAGATACATAATCGTCAAGACGGCAACAATCAGAAGTTATGGAGGGTAACAATGGAATATAGTAAGGAAGATTTAATGGAAGCAAAAAAGCAAATTTGGGGAGTGGGAGAGAACATGGGAACAGAGGAAAGTAAAAAAATCTGGGAGGAGAACGCACAATTTTGGGATAATGCAATGGGTGACGAATCTAATGAATTTCACAGAGAGGTAGTGCGTCCCAAAGTAACGGAACTTCTATCTCCTAATCCTGCGGATTACATTTTGGATATTGCGTGTGGCAATGGAAATTATTCTTCGTATCTTGCACAAAGAGGCGCTTCGGTTGTCGCTTTTGATTACAGCAAAAAAATGATAGAATTGGCTAAAAGACGGCAATCACAATATGCAAAACAAATTGAATTTTGTGTGGCGGATGCGACCGATAGAAAAAGTATATTAGAATTAAAAAGAAATCGAGCCTTTATCGACATTTCTGACAAGCCACCCATTGAATATGTTGGTGTCTATCGGGCCAAACTGGGAGAAGAAGAATATCGTCGCACCTGCACAGAGAATGCTCTGCCGGAAAATTTCGAATCGCTTGATTATCCCGATTTCCTTATCGAACGCCGAAAGCTGATGGCGAGAATCATCCGTCAGGGATATGAAAGGCTTTGTCTATAATGCAAACATAGCGCCCACCATCATCGGTGAGCGCTGTTTTCATATGGTGCGCAGGTAAGTGCGCAACAAAGTGTGCAGCAAGGTGTGCAGGAAACCTGATGGGTGGCCATGAAAGTGGTCAAGCAGGTGGCCAAGTAAGCGGTCAAGAAACTCAATCCTTCCTGTACCATTCCGTCTCATACCCGTCTGCCCGCAACACGGCCCCCGGAAGCCACGGTGGTATCCGGCCCATTTGTTCACAGACAGCCCGCAGGTCGACGCCTGCGCTGCCCTCGATGATCAGTTCGTCGTGGATATGCCCACAGATGAAGCAATGCGACAGCGTCCGCATGGCGTAACACAGGATGTCCCTGCTGATTGCCTGCACAATGTTTTCCACGAATTTCGGGCCGTAGCTTTCGATCCGCTCCCATTTTTTCGTCGCGCCCACGCCTTCGTAGGTGACGGATTCGCCGCCAAATTTGTTCTCGACGATCTTCGGTTTCACATAGGCCAGACGCCTGCCGGATGGAAGCTGAATGAACAGCATGGCGCTCTGGTAGATAAACCGAATGCCATGTGTTTCTGTAGCCGTCCGTCCTCGGATCGCGGTCTTCACGGCATCATCCACATCCCACCAGAAGGCGACGATGTTCGGATTGGATTGCCGCCATGCGGAAACCAGCGGCTGGAGCTCTTCCTCTTTCAGACCCATGTCCAAAGCGCCCATCGCTTTCAGAGCGCCGACACTGCCGCCATAGCCGAGTGCCAATTCGGCGATTTTGCCCTTCTGGCGGAGATGGCCGTTCACGCCATGCTTCTCAACGGGCACACCAAACATCGCGGATGCCGACGCGCAATAAATGTCGCCGTTGTTGCGGAAGACCTCTGTTCTCCACGCCTCCCCGGCCAGGTGGGCGATCACCCTTGCTTCGATGGCACTGAAGTCGCTGACGATAAACTTGTATCCGGGTTTCGGCACGAATGCCGTCCGGATCAGCTGACTGAGGGTGTCAGGCACATCCTCATATAGCAGACGAAGCATTTCATAGTCCCCGGCTTTCACCAGGCTGCGGGCGGAGGCCAGATCCGGGATGTGGTTCTGCGGCAAATTTTGCAACTGGATCAGCCTGCCAGCCCAGCGCCCGGAGCGGTTGGCACCATAGAACTGGAACATGCCTCGGCACCGACCGTCAGCGCAGACACAGTTCTCCATGGCGATGTATTTTTTCACACTCGACCGGGCAAGCTGCTGACGGAGTTCCAGCGCCTGGGCCAGTTCCGACGGTGCGGTCTTCAGCAGTTCCTTCACGGCTTTCTTGTCCAGGGAATTCACCTCCATCCCATGATCCGCCAGCCACTGCTTCATCTGAGCCACAGAATTCGGGTTCTCCAACTGTGTCAGCTTCTGCATTTCAGCGGAAAGCTCATCGCGGGATTGGGCATCCAACTGGATGGCCTGCTCGACCATCTGCCGATCCAGGCCGATGCCTCTGTCGTTGATCTGCTCGGACAGGTGATATTCCTCCCAGACGGAATCCGGCACAGGGAACTTGGCCAGCACCTTCTGGATGGACATCTCCACCTCCACATCGCGCTTGTTGTACGCCTTGAAGGTGGCCCACTTGTCTGGCGCATGCTGCGGGCGGTTCCAGAGCCTGCCGCCGTTGACCTTCGTCGGCTTGCAGGGCACGGAGAAGTATTTGATCAGCGCCTTGCCCTCTGTCATCTTCTGATCCTGCAGCTTCAGCACTGCGCCGACGCCCTCCAGCGACAGCGGCAGGCCAATGTATGCCGACCAGATCAGGGAGCATTTCCACGATGCCGGGTTCAGATAATTGGCAACGCTGTCTTCCGGTATGCTATAGCTGCAGAACAGATCAGGCCGGTTCTTCCGCAGCCACGCCGACAGACAAATCCGCTCAAACGCCGCATTGAACGCCCACTTCGTCACGGACTCATCCACGATGGCCCGCAGCACTTCTTCCGGGATCTGCTCCCCGCGGGCCACATCGATGACGGACACCTCGCCGCCGTTGACAGAGTAACCGAACAGCAGGATGTCAAACTCCGGGTCTTCCGTATATCTGTACACACCGCTCTTGGAAAGATCGGTGCCTGATTTCGTTTCCAGGTCAATGGAGAGATATTCGATCATATGTCCTCCTGAAAAAAGGCGGCACCAGTCCTGCCGATGCCGCCTTGTCGTTACGCCTGCTCGATGATCTTGTCCAGTGCCTTCTGCTTATCCCTGTGGCGTTTCACCATTCTGACGATGCCGCGCACGGCGCTATAGATGTTATAGATGAACGCAACAGCGATCAGGATAACGAGGGCCTCAAAGGCGAAGGTCACCAGGAACATTTTCATAGATTCATATGTGATCATTGTCATCATTCCTTTCATGCCGGGCAGCGGAGCTCATCACTCTGCCGCCCGGCTTTTTTTGTCTCAGGACAGGAAGTCCTCATCGTCGTCGGTGGCGAAATCGTCCTCAGCGCGGCTGCGGCTTCCCATGGGCTCGCCGTCCCGGATCTTCTGCAGGTTGTTCAGCCCGCAGGCGATACCCTTGTTGCCATTGCTGTTGAAGGCGTACAGGTTGATGCTGGCTCGGCCATAGACGCCGGAGTACACCTCGGAGCGATCCAGGATGGGATTGCAGTCCGCATCCACGATTCCCGGAGCGGTGCTGCTGTTGGCGTTGATGAACATGCACCCGGCATAGGCGGGATCGCCCTTGCGCTCCTTGTCGCCGTCACGGAGGGGCAGCTTCAGGCTCTCCAGGTCAGGGACAAACTTGCTGTTGCCGCGCAGCTTGCTCTGGCCTTCCTCATACGCGGCCTTGATAGCCCGGTTGATCTTCTCGATGGTGGCCGTGTCGGTCTTCGGGATGATCAGGGAGACGGAGAACTTGGGGGTGGAACCGTTGATGGACTTGGCTTCCCAGACGTTCGCATAAGACCAGCGGGTGTTGGGGCCAGTGATAACCTTGGTGGGATTGACAAACTTACTCATGATCTTTTTCCTCCATAAAATCGTTTTTCGCAGTGTTCATGGCCGGACGCTTGTCCGACTCTGGTACTAAGGTTGGCTTTCCCGGCGGCTTGAATGTCAGCCCGCCCAGGATGTCGTCGAATCGTTTCTTGCCCAGAAGCGCCTTCATGGCAGTGAGGCCCAGCAGCTTCCGTTCATAGGGGTCTTCGCCCGCCGCTGTGACTGCGGCGGCTACAGCTTCCTCATTGGTGTACCTGGTGACTGAGCGTCCCTCCACCACTTTGAAGCCTGGGTAGTGTGTGCCTGAGACCGCCTGCTGCAGCGCGTATTCCTTAACGTCGCCGCCCCATGCGATCAGTTCATCGATCCGGGGCAGGATGACGGCGATCTCGTCGTCAGTGAGTTCGGAAGGAACCTCGAAGTCATACCGGGCCATCTCCAGGTTGTACTCTGTCCGTTTCCGGCAGGTGGCCTTTGCGGTACAGAACTGGCAGTGGTCTCCGGCTTTGAACTCACCCTCGCCGTTGAAGGCCAGCTTTGCTGTTGGAGCCAGAACGTTCTCAGCCCAGCCGAGCAGGTCAGCCTTGCTCATTTCAAAGGTGGAGATGTTCTCACGCCGGGGCTGGAAGATCGTCATCCGCACGGTGCTGACATCGTAGATGCCGTCGAAAGCCTCCAGCAGGCCCAGCGCGTAACACATGGTCTGCGGATTCTGTGTCGCGTCCACCATGATGCCTACGCCGTATTTCAGATCAATCACGTGGAGCACATCGTCGGCCACAATACAGGCGTCCCCGGTACCGAACCCTTCCGGCACCCACCGGGAGAAGTCCAGCCGCTGCTCTACCAGCACGATGGGATCAGCGCAGTGTTTCCGGGCCTCGGCCAGCTGCTCCATGACGAAGGCACAGTAGGCGTCCGTGCAGTCCGCCATCTCCTGATCGAAATACTCCAGATCCTCGGTGGGATCTCGCACCTTCATGCCCAGCGCCTTCTGCACCTTATAGGCCGCAAGCTCATGTGCATCGGTGCCCTGCTGGGCATAAGGTGAAGCCCTGTCCGGGTGTGCCGCGCACAGCTTTGCACTGGGCGGGCATTCCAGCCAGCGGTGACTGGATGATGCAGAGAGCAACGCGTGCTTAGCCATGGAGCGCCTCCGCTTCCGCGACCAGATCCGGGTACTTCGCCGGATCAATGTCCGTCAGGCTCCCGCCGTCGCTGTACTTCTTGACCAGGGCCTTGGCCTCGTTGCGGAAGCTGTTCTGGGACAGATCCGCGAGGATGGCCCGGACTTCTTCCTTCGTGTACGCCTTCGGCGCGGGTGTCTCCGCCACAGGCTCAGTCACCGGCACGGGTTCATCCGCCGCAGCGGGCGTATCCTCCGTAAAGCAATCCCGCACATGGGCGGCGGCTTTCAGCAGGTTTTCCCCGCAGGTGATCAGTGTTCTTCCGACCTCGGTCATCTCATCAAGCGCCGTGGCCAGTTCGCTCATTTTGCTCATGGTTGTCTCCCTTCTGAATGACTTTCTTTGCCAGCTGCTTGGCCACCACGCTGATGGCGATCAGCACCTCGAACAGTTCCTCATCCGTCGCCTGCTCCACCGGGGCAGGCTTTTCTTCACGCATCGCATCCTGCATCTGCAGCACCTCTCTTTCCGAAGGACTCTGTGTCCCTCCGTCCCCTTACGGACAGTCGGGAATGTGGTTTTCCGGTTTTCCTGAAACTTTTTTTCGAAGCCGCCTCCTGTCGTCCTCAATCCCTATCGGACAGCAGGCGGGCTGTTTTTCCGGTCGGCGCAGCAATTTTCCCAGGGACACACACGCATGTAGAAGGAAGCGAAATTTTTCCCGCCCCAAAACCGGAAAAAGCGTCCTCCGACTGTCCGTAAGGAAGCGGAGGACGCATGGGCGCTCCTCACATTACAGGAAAGGAGCGAGTCCAATGGGGCAAGCGACGATTCAGGAACCCGGGAATAAACACAGGTTGGAGGTACAGGCATGAAGTTGATTTTGCAGACGGCGAACATCGTCGGCGATGAGAAGAACTGCCTCTACCCGAACAGGGCGGAGGTCACCAATGCCGAGGAGCTTCAGGAAGCCGTCAAGATGGATCACGTATGTGCGGAGTATGACAACGACTACCGCAGCAAGGAGAACTTCCGTCAGTCCAATGTTCTCGTCATGGACTGCGACAACGACCACACGGAAAACCCGGCGGAGTGGATCACGCCGGAAAAGCTGGACGAGATGATGCCGGATATCAGCTACGCCATCGCCTTCAGCAGGCATCACATGCTGGAGAAAAACGGCAAGGCACCCCGGCCCAAGTTCCATGTGTACTTTGAGATCGAACCCACGCAGGACGCGGATTACTATGCGGCGCTCAAGGAAGCCATCTACCGGAAATACACCTTCTTCGATGATAACGCCCTGGATGCGGCCCGGTTCATCTTCGGCGCGGATGTGGGTGACGCCATCTGGCATGAAGGCTGGCTGACCATTGACAGCGAGGTTGAGATCGGTACTCCCGTGGAGCGGAACGATACGGGCCGTGTCGGCAACGTCATCATCGCGGGCACACGGAACAAGACCATGTCCAAGTTTGCGGGTCGGGTCATCATCCGGTACGGCAATACGGACAAGGCCCATCAGATCTTTATGGATGAGGCGGCGAAGTGTGAGCCGCCGCTGGATGACGAAGAGCTCGCTACGATATGGGCCAGCGCCGTCCGCTGGTATGAGAAGAAGATCAGCAAACAGGACGGCTATGTGCCGCCGGATCAGTACAACGCCCAGGAATTCATGAGCCTGAAGCCTGGCGACTACTCCGACATCGGTGAGGCGAAGGTGCTGGCGCGGGAATACGGCGACGAGCTCCGGTTCACCGACAGCACGGATCTTATTAGGTATAACGGCATCTATTGGCAGGAATCCAAGCAGATGGCCATTGGGGCCATGATGGAATTCCTCGACCTGCAGCTGCAGGACGCGAAAGATCAGGTTGCCGCGACGAAGCAGGCGCTGCTGGACAGCGGTGTGTCCCAGGAGGATGTGGCTGCGGGCGGCAAAACGCTGTCGAAGGCTGTGTCCGGCGACGATCAGCTGAAGCTGCTCATGGCCTATATGTCGGCCCTGCAGTATTACGCCTTCGTCATGAAGCACCGCGATTACAAGTACGTCATGTCCAGTCTGAACCAGGCCAAGCCCCTGGTGCTGATGGACATCAACCAGCTGGATGTGAATCCTTATCTGCTGAACACGCCGGAAGCCACCTACGATCTGCGCAGGGGGCTGGACGGAGCGCAGGAACATGATCCGCTGGATTACCTGACCAAGTGCACCAACGCTTCCCCCGGCGATGCCGGAAAGGATCTGTGGCTGGATACCGTCAGCCGCGTATTCTGCAACGACCCTGAACTGATCGATTATGTGCAGACCATCGTGGGCATGGCCGTCGTCGGCAAGGTGTTCTCGGAAGCCCTCATCATTTCCTACGGCGACGGCGCGAACGGCAAGTCCACCTTCTGGAACACACTGGCCCGGGTGCTGGGCAACTACAGCGGCATGATGAGCGCCGACGCGCTGACGGTTGGCTGTAAGCGGAACGTGAAGCCGGAAATGGCGGAGCTCAAGGGAAAGCGCCTGATCATTGCCGCTGAACTGGAGGAAGGCATGCGGCTGAACACCAGCACGGTGAAACAGCTGTGTTCCACCGACGAGATCGAGGCTGAGAAAAAGTACAAGGATCCGTTCAAGTACGTGCCCACGCACACGATGGTCTTGTACACAAATCACCTGCCGAAGGTCGGAGCCAGCGACGACGGCACATGGCGGCGGCTGATTGTGATCCCCTTCGGCGCGAAGATCCAGGGCAAAACCGACATCAAGAACTACACCGATTACCTGGTGGAGAACGCCAGCCCCTACATCATGACCTGGGTGATCGAAGGTGCGAAAAAGGCTATCGACGCCGGAT